CTTCATCTGATGCTTCCATACCTAGTCCAAAGTTTTCTTCCATGTCTTCGTCATCCATGCCTTCTTCGACTTCTTCTTCTTCAAAGTCTTCAGCTAGTAGGTTTTCGTAAATTTCGCGAGATTTTTCAACAACGATATTGTGAAAAATTTCTTTTGCTTTATCTTGCTGCTCATTAATTAGAGCGTCGAGCATTAGCTCGAACTTAGAACGATCAGTCATATTGGGTCTCCTATAATGTATAAGGCTGTCGATTATATTTACATATTAATGTAAAAAACAGTCTATAATGGTGGAAAAACAGAAGATTTAAAAAAATCTTCAAGAAACAATGTATTAGGCAGCAGGTGCTGGCTCTGCTCCGTACATTGTATTAATAAAACTTAATTCATCTTCTTGTTCAAGAATATGTGACTCGGAACTTTTTCTTAATTCATTGATTTGTCCTAGACTTAATCTAGTTTTTCTAGTGTCACTGCGGCGCATCAACGAAGTATCACGATCTTGATCATATCTTAGATCAGTAGCCATGGCCTTGGTATCAGGATCAATATAAAAAAGTTCTCTTAGAATCATGATATTATTTATGCTGCTGGCGGAGGAGTTGCTGGTGCGCCCGTGGGTGCTGGCATTGCTGCGCCTGCTGCGGCATTTGGATCTGGCGGCATCATATCTTCAGGTGCTGCTTCAGGTGCGCTGGCTGCAAGGTCTGCTTCAATGCCTGCTTGACTTAGGCCTGCTGATCGTAATTCGCCTGCACTATCTGTATGTGTAGGTATAGCTTCACCTTTTTCTTCTGCCCACAAACGTTCGTTTTCTGCAATCTCTTCGTCAGTAAGCCCCAAGAATCGTTTTAATACAAATCGTTTTGACATAAAAGGAACTGCTTGTACTGTGTTAAATGTATTAATTCTGTTGCCGTCTAACTCTGCTTGGCGCTGGCTAGCAAAGTTCATCGGTGGATTAAACTTTAAATCAAACAGTGCAGAGTCAATGTTTACACCTTTTGAATACAAGAACATTTTAAATTCTTGATCAAAAATACTTGAAACTAGGGCTTGTAAACGTTCGCAATACTTGTTAAAACGTAGTTCTTGAATATATGCTGTGCCAACGCGACCATCGTTATACTGTGCTTGGCTGTCATCTGCACCTGTTGGCAGATAGCTACTTGGAATTCTTAAACCACGGAATAACTTGTTGGTAAAATATTTTAAATCGTCAATTTCACCTAGGTTTGTACCACCTGGAAGTGTGTCAACTTTACTGCCGCGACCTTCTGCTGTCTGCGGAAAGAAGTAGTCTTCATTGATACTCAACGGGTTATAAGCTGAGTCAATAACATTGTTGCCGCCGCCACTTTGACTAGGGATGCGGCGTTGATGAATTTCATTTTTAACACGTTCAACAAAGCTCATGGCTAAATGGCTGGGCATATTTCCCACGTCAATATAGAAAATTCTACGCTCCGGAGCACGTTGTATACGATAGATTAGAATAGCATCTTCTAGTAATTCTTTTTGTTTATAAGTTTTAAAAACGTTTTCAAGTAGGCTATTACCAAATGGATAGTTGTTGTCTAACCCTTCTGATAAACTTAGGTGTATAACATGTCTAGCATCAACTGCCAGTTCTTGATCGCCTGTGCTAAATCGTGTGCCTGCTTGAGTAGGATACGTTCCAGTCATACCTCGTGCAGCACCCCCTGTAACATAATTAGATCCACGATTGTTTGTTTGATGTGAGTTAGGTGTAATCTGTGTTACCACTAAATTCATAAAGTTTGGATTTAGGTCACGAATAACGTATTGTTCAGGCTTCTTTCCGTCACTTTCGTTGACAATGATCTTAACAACTTTACCTGAATCAACGTAGAACCATTTTTGGTTTTCTGGATCACGGATAAAGAATCCGTCACCGTATTTGAAAATATTTCTAATGATGCGAAACATTCTAGTGTCAAACTTTTGTAGTTTTGTCCACTGCTGTAGATACTCTTTTAGTATGGTTATTTCACTGTTTGTGGCCTTACTGCGCCATTGTACACTAAACGGAGTATTGTTTTCTTTTGATAGCTGTGTACAAAATTCAGCTAAAATATCTAGAGCAGCATTGATTTCTGGATCACTGTCCATGGTATCATACTGCATATAACGTTCAACACGATTTGGACTACCTGTGTAAATATCTGGCAGGTAAGAACTGTAATTTGTCCGTGCTGGACCTGCCTTACTAGCAGAGTTTATTGATGCAACATTACCGGTACTGTTACCAGTAGGTACAGGCGAAAAGTATTTTTTCCATGACATAGTGTATTATTTAAGCGAATAAGTTTCCGCCCAACCCTTTAGTGGCTTTGATCTGTTTGCCGCTATTTTCAGCAGTCTGTGACGATATTGCAACCAATTGCATCATATGCTTATTTAATTGATCTAGCTTGTCGTCCAAATCAGCTATTGATTTTTCTTTGCCGCTGCCCGCAATATCACTACTATCCATGCTAGTAGCGGTGGCAGTAGCGGCAACACCCTCGGCACCTGTTCCCATGCCTGCAAGTCCACCGCTAGATTTTTGTAGACTGCTCATCGACGGCAAATATTGTGAAGCATCTTTGTTTTGACCTAGGCCGCTCATCGACGGCGCGGCGCTTATTGATGTTTTGAAATTGTTGGCAATGTTTTCTAAGCTGATACCTTGGGAACCTTTCACTAAATTTTTCATTTGATCTTCTGTGACCACAGACTCTTTTCCATGCAGCATGGCCAGTGTACCTTGTCCAAAATTTTCAAATAAGTTACCAGTTTCACCTAACGATCCCTTAGATCTAGGAGTGCCAAGGCCATTTACCTTTCCTGTTATATTCAGTACATCAACTCCCATTTCGCCTAATTTAGTTACAGTACCGACTAGAGCATCTCTTTGTTTAGATGCAGCTAATTCTGGAGGTACCCTATGTTTTTCCCCAGTGCTTTTATCCGTAACTGTTTTAGTTTGAGCTGCTTGATTTGGTCCAAGGCCTAACACAGATGTAGAAAATGCTCCAATAGGTGCTTCGACTCGTGCTCTAGCGCTCTTTCCATCTTTGACATTGCCAAATAATTCGTCGCCTCTATGTTTTTCGTTGTATGCTCTAATGTTACTACCTAGTGCTTCATTCAAAGGTGCGACTAAGTTTGCATTAATAGCAGCACCTGCATCAGCAGCACGGCTTTCAAATTTAACTATAGCATCAGTAACTTCGGCTCCTTTGTTTTTGTTTACACCGTCTTTATCCTTACCTGCTTGCTCGTTCTTAACTCTCTGATCCATGTATTCTTTTACTTTTTTAGCATCTGCTGGATTAGCAAGGTCTAATAATGTTTCTTTAGCTTTTCCTCTAGCGTCATTCATCTCTTTGAGAGTAGCGTCCATAGTCTTGCTATATCCCATGGTACTTTCAGCACCAGTTTTAAATGCACCTATACCTAATTGTTGAGCTTCTAAATAACCTTTACTGTTCTGCTGTGCAATGACTGCTGCTTCAGCATCTTTCATTAGTTGAGCAGCTCGATCTTTATCTTGTTCTGTTCTAGCATTTTTACTGGCGTTAACTGCATCTTGTAGTTGTTTTCCTGCAGGACCAAGTGCTGCCATCATTTCGCCGGCTTCTTTACTACGGACACCACCTGTAGCCATTTCTTTTACCACACCTTCAACAGCAGGACCAAGAGCATGTGCGCTAGTTTTCATACTTTCAATGGCAGCTGCTCTAGCTGCTTTTTCTGCAGGTAACAGATTCATTAATGATAATTTTTCCATAGCCTGATATTGTGCATCGGTGGCTCTAGTCTTCATAGCATCTTCTTGTTCTTGTCTACTTTTACCAGTTATCTTGGCCACCGCATCCATCTGTGTTGCTAGATCTGCTGCTGACTGCATGGCTATTTTTTTTGATGCTTCATCATTAAGATTTACTAACCTCTGCGAAGCCATAGTGCCTACTAGAACATTATTAAGTTCTTCAGTAGTATAGCCCATAGATCGCATCTTATCTGATACATCGGTATCCATGAAATCTTTTGAGAACTTGTTAAATGATCTTGCACTTTCAGTTACTGATCCACCGAGACCCATTAAACTGTCTTTATTCTTAGATAAAAAATGAGTGTATTCCTCAAAACTCATACGAGTCTGTGCCGCACCTGCTCTAAATCCTATAGCATCGTTGCCAAAGCTGTCGCCAAACTTACTAACTTCTCGCCACTTGTCCACAGACTCTTGGCCATATTTTCCTAGGTCACCTACTGCTGCTGCTGCTGCACTACCAAGAGGTCCGCCCATTGTGCTGAATATGGTTGCCACACTTTTACTGGCATCAGCAATGGTATAACTTTGATTAGCGACCTTTTTAAATCCGTCGTATACCTCAATTCCGGCAGCTGTAAGAACCTTGCCCAGTTGAGTGAAGGCAGGGTTGTCTGCAGGATTACTAGGATTACTGCTAGGTGAGGAAGGACTACTCGATGATGGTCCGCCGCCTTGAAAGTAACCTCGTTTGGCAGCGTCCCGTAGGACGTCTTCCATTTCTTGTTTAGTTATTGTCATAATTTTTTACCAAATAAGTGGGTATATAAATACATTTAATATATTTATCCAAGGTAAAAACATGAACAACCCGCTACAAAAATATTTCCGCCAGCCAAAAATCTATATACGACTGCCCAGTCAAGGTGTATACTACAGCGGAGATGCAGTGGATAATGCCACGGCAGAAATACCTATTATGTCTATGACTGGCATGGATGAGCTGTTATTAAAAACTCCCGATGCTCTTATGAACGGTGAAGCCACTGTACGTGTAATACAAAGTTGTGTGCCAAACATTAAGAATGCCTGGGAAATTTGTAACTTAGATCTAGATCAACTCCTAGTGGCAATACGCATTGCTACCTATGGTACTAGTATGAGTGTTGGACATATTTGTCCAAATTGTGGAAGTGATAATGATTACAATGTAGATTTAATGAACTTAGTCAATCATTTTAATGGTTGCAAATATGATAATAAGATAATCATAGATGATCTAACTATTTTTATTCGACCACTAGACTACAAAAAAATGACTGAGTTTAATATAAAAAACTTTGAGCTACAACGTCAACTGCGTCAAATTTTAGACCTTGAAGATGAGGATGCTAAGAATAAAATGATTGCAGAGCTCTACGAAAAATTAGCTGTAATACAAAACGAATCTTATATTGAAAGTATTGAGAGTGTGCAGGCTCCTGCAGGAGTAGTTAATGAGCGAGAGTACATTGCAGAATGGATTATTAATTCAGAAAAGAGCATGTTTGATTCTATAAAATCACAGATAGAAAAAAACAACCAGACATGGCGTGTGCCCAATATGGATGTTAAATGCGAAGCATGTGAGCACGAAAGTGCAGTGGCAATTCAAATGGATCAATCAAATTTTTTCGTCGGCGCCTAATCGAAATGCCTAACTCTGATATAGAAGCATATCTAGTCAGCTTCGATATAGGCGCAAAAAATCTCAAAGAAAATATGTTTAGAACCAGTTGGTATATGCGCGGTGGGGTTACTATTAATGATCTACTCTACTTGTACTCATTTGAAGATAGAGAGATACTATCTAAAATTATTAAAGAAAATATAGAAATTACAGAAAAAACTCAGATGCCCTTGATTTAAAAATTCATTGCTAATTTTTCTTTTGGCTCATCGCGCTTCATTAAATCGTTAGGATTACCTACGTAACTTGGAGGTACATTAGCTGTAGGTATGGTTGTATCTGTTTGTCCCTGAGGTGTAGGCTGTGCTGCTTGATTAGGATCTTTTTTCTTATCATCTGGTTTTTTACTATCTGGATTAGGGTTTGATTTTTTTGCCCAACCAATAAGCTCTCCAATTTTTCCAGTAAACGGTTCTATGAATCCAAAAAGATCACCGGCAATGGGATCAACACACCAAGCTACTACCCAAGATACTGCTTTTCTTCCATCATCAGTCGTTAACCAATCTGTAAATTTACGCATGGCAAGTTCAGATGCTACAAATATAGCAAAGCCAGTGCCAAATGATGCTGCACTGCCAAATGCTCCAGCTAGGGTTGTTAACCACTTGCCTATTTTGAGCATTTGTAGGAGTCTTACAAATCCTTGAGATGCTACTATACTCACTGCTAATGATTCAAGTGCTAATCTTGAACCTTTAGTATAATCTTCTTCGGATATGTGATCTTCGTCTGTCGGCGGCAATTCTCTCATAATAGCCAGCGCAGACTTTTTATCGTAGTAGTCATCTATTAGAAGACCAAAGCCAACAAGCGTCCAAAGACGTAAAACTCTTCCACTGTTTCTATAAAAAGCATTCTTAGATTTAATGTAGGGAGCATATCTTCCCCTAGCTAAGAATCGATCAACTCTTTTAAGAATAATTCTACCACTTTGCATGGCTTTGTCAGAACCAGTTTTTGGAGTTCGTGCAGTTGATGTTGCAGCAGGTGCTGTACTACCACCGCTAGCAGCAACAGGAATAGTAGACCCATTAGGACTTTTAGAACTTGGACCTATATTATTCCATAATGGAGAATTTGTATAAGCAGTACTATTATAATTTGCAGGTGCTTCTAAGATAATGTCTTTAATTTTCATAGGAATAGTGGATTATAGTTT